ACCCGAGCTGATCCAGACGCTTCCGCAGATCACGTACACGTTTCGGGGCGACAGGTTGCTATTAGAGGACAAGGACCAGATCAAGGAGCGGTTGGGCTTCTCGCCCGATCACGCCGACGCCCTGGTGACGACGTTCGCGCAGCCGGTGATGCCGAGGGGATTGCAGCGGCGCGCGATCAAGCCTCGACATAGCGTGGATTACAACCCGTTCGCCATCGGCGAGACATCGTACGGGAGAGGATGAATGGGTTTTGTAGCCTCGATGTTTGGTGGCGGGCCGAAGATGCCCACGCCTCCGCCACCTCCGCCGCCGCCAGCGGCGCCGCCGACGATGGCTGATGCGAGCGTGGCGAATTCGGGTGCGCAAGCCCGCCGGATGGCCGCCGCCGCGAGCGGGGCGGGATTTGGTGACACAGTGTTGTCCGGCCCGCAGGGAGCGGCGCAACCGGCCACGGCGACAAAGCAGCTAACAGGGCAGGGTTAGGCCCGTCGTGTACCGCTTTTCCGAGGCCGCATACGAGAACGCCGGCCCCTCTCTTCTCGCGATGCAGCCCGTCACCCTGCCGGGCCTCGACGACAAGCCCGATCCTAACTGGGGCGCCCTCTACGAGCATCTGCAATCCCGAATGGCGATGCTGCGCACCTGGCGCTGGACGTGGTGGGCGCATTGGGCGCGCCTCGCTGAGTTCATCCTTCCGTATCGGTACAAGTGGCTCGTTACCGCGAATTCGATGACTCGCGGCTCGCCGTTGAACCAGTCGATCGTCGATGAGACACCAACCCTCGCGATGAGGGTGTGTGCGTCTGGGATGCTCGACGGGTTGATGGGTCGGTCGCGGCCCTGGTTCAAGCTGGGCGGACCACCTGATTGGCAAGCAGACGCCCAAGCTCTGGCGTGGCTGGACGATACCGAGCAGAAACTCTACCAGGTTTTCGCGGAATCGAACTTCTACGGCGCGATGGCGCAGATGTTCGAGGACGAGGCGACGTTCGGCACCTCTCCGGTTGTCATCTACGAGGATTTCGAGGAGGTCATTCGCTGCTATGTGCCTTGCGCGGGGGAATATTACCTCGCGACGGGCGGCCGGTTGAGCGTTGATACGCTTTACCGCGAATTCACCTACACGGTCTCGCAGATCGTCGATTTCTTCGGGCTGAAGAGCTGCCCCGACGAAGTGCGGAAGGCGTGGCAGGAGGGCGGCGGTACGATCGAGCGTGAGTTTGTCGTCGCGCATTCGATCGAGCCGAATTTCGAGATCGCCAACCGGCGTAAGGGTCCGGGGAATGGGTTTCGGCCCGTACCGTCTCACTTTACGTTTCGCGAGACATATTGGCTAAAGGGCATCAAGACCGCCCGGCCGCTATCCGTCAGAGGATTTACGGAGCGGCCCTTTGTGGTGGCGCGGTGGAGCGTCACGGCGAACGATGCGTATGGGCGCGGGCCTGGAATGGATGCGCTCCCCGGCTCTGCTCAGCTTCAGGTCGAGCAGATGCGCAAGGGCGAGTTTATCGACAAGCTCGTACGGCCGCCGATGGGTGCCAGCCCGAAGATGAAACAGGAGCCGTCCAGCATCATCGCCGGGCAGGTCACCTATACATCGACGGAGAACGGCGAAAAAGGGTTTTGGCCGCTGTTTCAGGTCCAGCCCCAGGCGTTGGGACCGATGGTCGAGGACGTGAAGGAGGTGCAGGAGCGCGTCGACCGCTGCTTTTTTGTGCCGGTCTTTCAGGCGATCACCCGCATGGAAGGGGTAGAGCCGCGAAACGAGCTGGAATTGTCTCTCCGACAGGGCGAGGCGATCCAGCAATTAGGTCCGGTCATCGACCTGCATGAGGGAGAAGTCGCGAGCCCGGCGATCAAACGGGTTGCCGGCATTCTGATGAAGCGCGGGATGCTGTTGCCGTTGCCGCCGAGCATGCGGGGCGTGCCGGTGCAGATCAAGCATATCTCGATGCTGAGGTTGGCGCAGCGAGCCGCGGCGACCGCGCCGATGGAACAGACCTTGGCGTTTGCGGGTCGGCTGGCCGAGGGCGCGCAGGCGGCCGGGCTGCCGAGCCCGTTGAGGAATTTCAACCTCGACAAGACGGTGCGGACCTACGCCGAGGATTTGGCCTATCCGGCGGGCGATATGCGCAGCACGGACGAGGTCGCGCAGATGGATCAGGCGGCGGCTCAAGAGAAGCAAGCGGCGCAGACGATGGTCGCCGGTCAGGCCGCGGTCAATGCCGCGCAAGGGCTGTCGCAAGTCAACGTCGGCGGCGGCCGGAATGCGGTGCAAGCCCTATTAGGCACGGGTGGGCCTCCGGGGCCTACGCAATAAATTTCAGCGGTGCCTTACCTCAGGAGGCGGGCCGGAACGTCACCAAACAGGCGCGATGGGTTGCGATACGCGGGCGCCGGGGGTCGTGGCCCTTTATGGAAGCGTTAATCGCGCCGTTTCCGGCATATTCACAGGATGTGTATGGGCGCGCTGACTGAAGTCGAAATCTTCGACTGCCTCGCGACAAACCTTCGTCTCGCGGCCGAGGATGCCGAGAAACTGGCGACCGCTACCTATCGTGGCGAAGTCTATGACCGGTATCGCCGCGAGCTCAAGTTGGTTGAGGGCGCGTGCTATCAGGCGACGCACTGGCGCGAGGATGCGCGCTGGCTCGTATTGGCTAAGTATACGGCCGAATGCCATGAGCGCGCCGGAATTTGGCTGCGGGGCTGGAAAACCGAGACGGGCGTCCGGGTGAAGCCCAACCGGGGCACGGCGCACCCGTTGTTTCTGAAGCTCGCCGAATTGCTGAGAGAGTTCCAGCGCAAAGCCGAGCGGCTGAAGACGATGGCGACCTATAAGCGCGGGGCGATCCTGCCTGTGGTTCAGCCTGCATCGCACCGCGAGACGACACCCGTTCAGGTCGCGTTGCCCTCTGGAATGGTCGAGCGGCCTAGTGGATTGATCGTTCCGGCGTGAGTGACGACGTGGCTGGGGCGGATGAGGCCGCCGAACAACTTGTGGACGCGGCCGATCCGGTCTCTGTCGAAAAGCAGAGGCGACGGCGGCGGAAGACCGACAACGAAGCCGATTTGTTCTGGCAGGGCGTGTTTTCGACCGAGATCGGCCGCCGCGAGATGTGGGCTATCCTCCAATCGGGACACGCATTCGAGACGCCGTTCATGGCCAGCCCAGGGGGGTTTCCCGACCCCAACGCGGCGTGGCACCGGGCCGGTGAGATGGCCTACGCACTGCGGCTTTACCATAGCTGGATGGCCGCGGCGCCAGAAGGCGTCACGCAGATGCATCAAGAGCACGACGACCGCATGAAACGCGGGTCGCGCCGAAAGGTTTGATCCTTATGGCTGGTGAAGACGAAACCGGTGGAGCGGTGGCTCCGGCGGAAGGCGTGCCCGTAGCAGAAGCGCCGCCTGTTGTGGAGCCGACCGTTGACGCTCCCGCCGCCGAAGTAGCCGCCGAAGCGGTTCCAAGCGCTCACGATGAGCCGACACTGCTCGAAGGCGTAAAGGCGGAAGGCGAGGAAAAGGCGCCCGAGGCAGCGCCAGACGGTGGCGAGAAACCTGCCGAAGAGGTAACGCCTACCGAAGAGGTAAAGGCTGAGCCGCCGAAGCCCGAAGAGATCGTAAAGCCCGACGGCGAGACGCCCGCGATTGAGCCGGAACCGGTTGTCACGTTCGAGAAGTTCGAGGTTCCCGAAGAGTTCCGCGTCGATGATGCGCGGATGACCGAATTCACCGAGCTGCTCGGCAAGCCCCGGACTCAAGAGACCGCGCAGGCCATCCTCGATTTCGGCCTCGATCAGATGCGGATGTATGCCGAGGTGCTGAACAAGGCTCAGCACGACACGTGGACCACGACCCGCAAGGGATGGCGCGACGCCGTGATGGCGGACCCGGAATTCGGGGGCGCCGGGTTTGAAACCTCGATGGCCCGTATCGGCCGGATGCGCGACCTGTTTGTTACCGAAGGGGATCGGCAGGCCTTCACCGATTTCTTGCGTGTAACCGGGGCGGGCGACCATCCAGCATTTCTTCGATTGATGTACCGCGTCGGGCAGAAGTTCGACGAGGGCCAGCAGGCTCCCGCGCCTGCCAATCCTGTGCCCGATCGTGGGCGTGGCGGTCGCGGCCGGCTGGCGGCGATGTACGACAACCCCCGCTCTCAGTGAGCGGGTTTTCCCTAACCCAGTTTTTCTAGCGAAAGGTCAAGGTCATGGCGACTGGAAGTTGGCCGACCCTGCTCGACGTTGCCTCGCGACGCGACCCGGAAGGCAAGATTGCTGTCATCGGCGAGATGCTCAGCCAGGCGAACGAGTATGACGACGATGCGGTCATGCTCGAAGCCAACGAGATGGCGGGACACGAGTTCGTTTTCCGCACTTCGATCCCTGCCGGGGCGTGGCGGCAGTACAACATGGGCACCCCGTACGGCAAGTCGACCACCGCGAAGGCGCGTGTCGGCATCGGCGAACTGGTCGATTACAGCCAGATCGACCGCTCGCTCGCCGAGGATTCGGGTGACGTGACCCGCTTCCGCATGTCGGAAGACGTGGCCTTTTTGGAGGGCATGTCGCAGACGATCGCGCAGACCGAGTTTTACGGCAACACCGTCGCGACCCCAGCCGAGTTCATGGGCTTCGCCCCGTTCTACAACACCGTCAACACCGCGACGGCGCAGAACGCCGGCAACGTGATCGACGGCCAGGGCACCGGTTCCTCGAATGCCTCGATGTGGCTGGTCTGCCACGGGCAACGCACGGTGTTTAACGTGTTCCCGCGCGGCTCGGAGGCGGGCCTCATGCAAGAGGACAAGGGCGATACGGTACCGGGCTTTGACAGCCTCGGGAATCGGTACGAGGCCTATACGTCGTGGTTCCGCATTCGCCGCGGTCTCGTCCCGCAGGATTGGCGGAATGTCGTGCGTATCGCGAACCTCGACACGACCAACGCCGGTCTCGCGGGTCCGAATGCGCCCGACCTCTACGCGCTGATGGCGCAGGCCGCCTATATGCCGCCGGCTCTTGGCAAGCGCGCCTCGGGCATCACCAAGACCGATGCGCCCGACGACGCCGTTCCGGGCGTCCGTCCGGTCTGGTACGTCAATCGTACGCTGAAGCACTGGCTGCATGTCCAGGGGATGCGCGACCGCAACGTGCTGCTCCGCATCGAGGACGCCGCCGGCATGCCATGCGACGGGTGGAACGGCATCCCGGTCAAAGTTGTAGATCAGCTTCTCAATACCGAAGCTCGCGTCGTTTAATTCCGAACTGAAGGAATCACGATCATGATGATCGATGCACTGCTTGCGTTCGTCAGCCCGAGCGGCGCGGCGCAGTCGATGGTCGGCACGGACGGAACGGATATCGCGTTCAACAACGTGATCGATCTGCTCGGCTCTGGTGTCGGCACTGCTCCCGCCAACATTATCGGCACCGTCTCGGTGTTTGGTGAGGACCCTGGGATCGGGCAGGTCAAGCCCGATATCCAGATCAACATCGGCACCGCGTTCACGACCGGCAACGCCGCTACCCCCGAGTTCGTCGTGCAGTATGCGGCGGATCAGGGTTCGGCCGGTAATTACCAGCCGAGCACCTGGTACGATGCGGGCGCGACCGGCACCAACGCGGTCGCCAACCTGACGGCCGGCACGGTGATCCGCATGGACATCCCGCCGACCCCGCCGGTTCTGCACACCCCGCGCTATATGCGGATCGTGATGCGCCCGACCGGCTCGACGCACCTGACCGCCGGCACGATCTCCAGCGCCTACATCACCCCGGCGCGCGACGACGAGGCGCAGAAGTACGCGGCTCGTAACTACGTGGTCGCCTGATGCCGGAGCGCGATTTCACGCAGACGCCGGAGTTCAAATCCGCCGTCGATGCTGCGGTCGCGAAAGCGGCCGACAGCCTCATGGCGCGGCTCCAGACTGCGCGCGTCGAAGCCGGTACGTCACAGGCCGATAGCGATGGCGATGTCGTCAACCGGCTCGCCATTGCCATCGCGCAGCTGACTGACCAGGGCGTCGGGAGGTATCAGCGCAAGGTCGATCCGGCGCTCCTCGCCCAACGGCAGGAGGCTCGGGAGCGGATGATCGAACTGATTCTCGCGGCTCACGCCAAGGGACATGTTCCGCATTACGCTCTCCGGCACAAGGTCTTCCTGCCGATGGGCGGCGTTGGCGAGCAGCTGGTCGAGCCGATGTATATCGGCACCGACAAGAACAGCTACCAGCGCGTCATCTCGTGGCCCGGCGTGCCGAACGAGGCGATGATCCCCGAGGACGATGTGGCCGATGGGATTTTTGCAGCCTTCAAGGAGTCGATCGGCACCGAGAAGACCGGTGCGCCCGATCCCTTGTCCAAAGTCCTGGCGATCAGCCCGAACGGCAATGTGGTCGAAGGCGAGGCGGCGGCACTTCTGATGCGGCAGGGTAGCGCGGGCCGCGCCGCCCGCGGTGCGGTCGTGGACGCCGATGCGGGGCCTGTCGGCGGCATGGCCGGCAACTCGCAGCAGAAACTCGTCCGCGTGCTGGGAACGATCCATACCGGCGCGATGGAAAACAGCAACAACATCCCGATGATCCGCAGGTAGACCGTGGCAATCGCTCCGACTCCGCCCGTCGTTCAGACGCCGCCCGCGCACGACCAAGCGACGGCTGTTGTCTCCGGTCAATTCACCGCGACCGGGCAGTCAGCGAGCTTTATGCCCTACGGTCCGTTCAATCTGATCTTCGGCGGTTCCGGCGGCCCGAACGGCAACTGGAGCGCCACAATCCGGCTTGAGCGCTCGTTCGATGGCGGGACGAGCTGGTACGTGTGTGGGATTGGCGGCGATGGCACGCAAGCCATTTGGAGCACCAACAACCAGGACGTATCGGTGATCGGGGCTGAGTCCGAAAAGGGCATGATCTACCGCCTGAACTGTACGGCCTACACCTCGGGCACCATCAATTACCGCATGAGCCAGACCGGCCAGGCTAACCTGTCTCTCGCGGTCGCTGCGGCGGTATAGCCGCGCTTTCACAAGGACTTCCGACATGAAGCTCAACCGCGTTCTGCGGACGCTCGCGCTGTGTGCGACGCTCCTATCTGTTGGCTCGATGGCGCGGGCGCAGACTCAGATGCAGTTTCCGACGACCCCGTGGGGCGGCTACGCGCCGGCTCGCATTCAGTGCGGGAGCTTGCTCGGGGCGAACTTCAATGCCACTTCGGACCAGGCAATCCCGATCAGCTTTCCCAGCGCCTATTACATGCTCGACGCGATTGCGGTCGATAACGCCAGCCTGTCGCTCGATACGGCGGCGGGCGGCTTTTACACAGCAGCCTCGAAGGGCGGCGTGGCGCTGGTCGCGAACTCGCAGGCCTACTCGACCCTGACTGCGGCTGCGGCGAACGCAAGCGGATCGGCGATGCTGGCGACCATCGCCTCGGCGGGTCAGAATAATCAGCTCAACCTACGGACCATCTATTTCAGCCTGACGACACCCCAGGGCGCGGCCGCTACGGCTGATATCCGCGTCTACTGCCGCCCTCTCTATTGATCTCGGTTCCCAGGAGACCATGACCATGAACACGAAGCGTATTGCTGCGGTCGTTGGGGCCGCGCTGCTGGGTACCGCTGCGATCGCCTATGCGCAGACCGTTGCCGTCCCGATGGTCGGCTCGATCAATCCGGGCAGCGATCTGGTGCAGATCATCCCGATGGGCCAGCCGCGAGGCTCCAATCAGTATGCGACCGTTGCCCAGCTTCTTACGGGTTCGACAAACGCCTCGGGTCTCAGTGGCGCCGGACTTCCGATGACCAACTTCAAGGCCTCGACCGGCATCGGTATGACCGCATCCGCGACGGGCGGCGCGTTCGGCGTCGCGATCACCGCCGGCACTTCCGAGCACCTGATCGGTGAGGCGGCGAATTCAAACACCAAGACCGACACGGCGGGTTTCGAGATCGTCCTCCCGGCGAATTACGTCGTGGGCCAGAACATCACCGTCACGGTGAACTGCAACTATACTGTCGGTTCCGGCACGATCGGCACCCATACGCTGACGGCGCATGCCTACCCTGTCGCTTCGGATGGTACGCAGGCGGCCGACATCATCACGACGGCCGCGCAGTCGGTTCCGTCCTCGGCGGGTACCGTCTCATTCGTGATCCCCGGCACCACCCTCGTTGCCAACCAGCGGCTATGGGTGACGCTCGTCATGGTGATTCAGGATACCGGCGGCTCGAATATCACCGGGCAGATCAACTCGGTAAAGCTGTCGTAATCCATGCCTCCGACTTCCGAGGCCCAGCGGCGGTTGATGTATGCCGCTGCGGCCAAGAAGGGCGGCGTCGATGGCGTTCCGCAGAGCGTCGGCAAGGAGTTTGCCAACGCTGACCCTGGCGGCAAGCTCCCAGAGCGCAAAAGCAAAGCCTCGAAACTCTACGATCGCTCTCGCAGCCGGTGATGGCGGACAAGCTCGCCAAGGCCGCAGTAGGGTTCGAGAATCCCGCCAAGGGTGCGCATCATTGCTCCCAGTGCCGCCATTTCGAGCCGCCGCACGGGTGCGAGATTGTCGCGGGATCGATTGACCCGGGCGATTGGTGCGAGCGGTTTAAAGCCAAGAGCCGCAGCGTTCTCTATGACCATCCCCGCTCCTGATGCCCCATCTCACCCTATCCGACATGATGTCGAGGACCGCGCCGATGGCTGAAAAAGCTCGCAAATGGATGCCCAAGTCGAAGTTCAAACCTGGCGGTCAAAAGGGAAAGCTCCATCGCGAGCTGGGCATTCCCGAGGGCGAGAAAATCCCGGCCGCGCGGCTTGAATCTGCGGCGCATTCCAGCAATCCCGAAGTTCGCCGCGACGCCATCCGCGCCAAGACGATGGAAGGCTGGCATCACGCGCGCCGCTCGAAGCTCTACGACCACCCGCGCTCCCGAAAGGACTGAGCATGGCCGAGGAAAAGGACGACAAGCCCAAGAGCAGGGCGTCGAAGCTCTACGACAAGTCGCGCGACCGCTCAAACGAGCGCAAGGGCGAAGAGAAGGCGGTCGAGCATAAGGCTGAGGCTCGCAAAGACGAGTCCAAGGGCATGCATGCCGAAATGCTGAAGCGGCAGGAGAACGAACGCCGCGACATGCATGGGCGCCACCGTTCGGAGCATCGGGCGATCGAGGCCGAGGGCGGCGACGATATGCCCCTCAAGAAGATTTCCGCGCATCACCGCCATCGGCAGGAGATGGATCAGATGCACGAGAAGCATGAGAAGGAACTGATCGACAAGCTGGAGGCCATGCACGCTCCGGGCACGCCGGCCGGCGAGGCGGCGGCTGCCCCGACCTCTGCGCAGGAAGCCGCGTAATGGCTGAGTGGCAGACCGGCATGGTCAGTATGGAGCTGGACGATGACGACAAGCTCGATCTCGCGGCCCCTGCCGAACTCTCAGGGACGCAGCCTGACTATCCGTGGGGTCTGCGCATCTGCCTGACCCATCGCGAGTTGGATAAGCTCGGGCTGGAGGCGGATTGCAGCATCGGCGACATGCTCACCATGCGCTGCTGCGCCCGGGTGATGAGCGTTTCCCGCACCGAAGGACCGATGGGGCCGGAGCATAGGGTCGAGCTCCAGATCACCGATATGGCTTGCGAGGATAACGATGACTGACGTAACGGCGATGGTCCCGCAAGCGACCCGCGATCCCCGGGATCGCGAGACGCATATCGAGCGCCTCAATCGGTTTGAGAACCCTGCTGACGGCACCGGTACTCGTCGTGACGCTCCGACTGCGGAGACGGCGGTTCGCTATGAGGGCGGACAGAAACCATACCGGACGTTGGCGAAGTCGTTTCAGGCTGGCCGCTTCGTCCCGGCAGGATCGGTTGTGATGCTGTACGACGAAGAAGTCGGGCCTCACCACGATTTGATCGTGCCCCCGCAAGAAGAGGCGGATGCAGGCGAGAAGCCGACTCCGAAAACCCGTTCGCGCAAGGAATAGCCGTGGTCCGAAAGCTCTCCTGGCTCGCTGTGGCCGCCCTTTGGGCGGCGTTTTTTGTGCCTCACGCATGGGCGCAATCGAGCGTCCTGCAAAGCGGGCCTCCGACAGCGGGCCAGATCCCGGTCTATCAACTGGGTTCGTTTGGGCAGGCGATCATTGGCGCGTCCGGGCCGGCTTCCGGGGGAAATACGGGTCAGGGCGTTAACGAGTGGCTGCAAATCAATCGCGGCTCTACAAGCATCGTTACGCCACCGTTTTCGGCAAGCGGCAGCGGTCCGCTCGGAACCCATGATTGCCGCTATTCCGGCCCTATCACGGCATCCGGGTTTTTCCTGTGTTTCGACGCCGATATCGGGGGGTCCCCAACCATTGCGGCGGGTGCGTATGGGGGCGCGGCCTGGAGCGGCCTTAATCTGAATCTCAATGGCACCGTTTATCCGTTTCCGGGGCCGGGCAACGGCGATGTGCTGGGGCCGGCGAGCGCAGGCGATAACCATATCGTGGCGTTCAACGGAACCACGGGCAAAGTGCTGAAGGATTCCGGACTTGCGGTGGGTACTATAGCCCCGCACGTCCCGACCAACGCTGCCCTAGCCGCGGCTGCGACCACGACCTATCCGAGTGGCGTGTGGCGAGACGATTATGCGGCGGGGTTAGGAGCGACCCCGATATTCTATCTGCCTAGTGGGTCAACATGTGCGACACCGGACAATGGCGCGCAGGTTGCGAGCGCCAACGGCGGTTGTTGGCTCGCTCAATTTCCGGCCAGCGGTGCCGACATCCGCGAGTGGGGTGTCGCCTTCGATGACTCTATCGACAATTCGGTTGCGCTTCAGGCAGCTTTTGATTGGTGGGCGCTGGGAAACAAGCTGATCCTGCCGGCGGCGACCAGTTCGGCGAA